ACCGCACGATCGTAATCGTCAACCAGCGGATCCGACTCGTCGACAACGAACATCAGGGAAACGCTAAACTGTTCCTGCCGTGTCGCGGTATTCGTGAACGCTTTAGCGATCTCCGCAACCGCATGGGGCCGACCACGGGTGGGTACAACCACCACCCCGCGGGTCACCACGCGATCCTCGTCCCCGGCTCCCTGCGCACACCCGGGGCTGGGGTCGGCTTCACCGCCGGTGGTGACGTTTCCACCGCGGTAGCGGGCTCGACCGCCGGGAGCGGCCCGTCAGGCGTGACGGTTGCCACCTGGGCGTTTACGTCACGTCCGTCAGACGTGACGTAAACCGGTCCGAATAGGGAAAGATTGCGCTGCACAAATTCGTGCGTCTCATCGAATTCCATGTCGGGTGACAGTCGAACATCCCTGCCCCCGCCGATGCCGATGAACCCACTAAGGATGGGTCGCACTTTCCTGGCCATTGCCTACTCCCGAGATTCCGTCGTGTCGTCAAGTGACTTGCGTACACCCCGTGGTTGGCTTGCCCGTCCGGCCGTGATGGCCGTCGGAGCCAACAGGCCACACTGCATGAGGTACAGCTCTTTCGTCAACAGATGTGATTTGATGTGGCCGACCTGAATGCCGGTGTTCACGTGTATTGGAAAGCCGCACTGCCCCGCGCGCACGCAGAACGTGACATCCTCGCCCATCTGTACACCAAAGAAGTCGCATTCCTGGAACCACGGGAACGCTTTCGAGAAGCCGATACGACCATCGGAGTGGCCGTAGTCGCGCATCGTGGTCAGCACATTTCGATGGATCAGTAGGCACCCTGTGCCAGTAGCGGCTACCTGAAACATGGCATCGATAGGCCACGTGTCATATCTGACGAACTGCGGCTTGTTGACACTGCCGATGAGATCGTACATCGTCGGGAACAGTCGCCCATTGTCCACGCCGAAGCACAGTGCGCCAACGATTGGCGCCTCTTCCGGGTCGGCCACGTCGAGTAGCTGTTCGACAATGAACGGGTCGAACACCATATCGGTGTCGATAAACAAAAGCCATTCGGCCGTCGTGAATTCCAGAAATCTGGATACAACGAAATTCCTGGCACCAGCAACGTTCACACCGGATTTGACGGCGCAGAAACCGCCGCCGCCGCCAACAATGCGCGCCGCACCGGCAGCGTCATACATCGTCATGTTTATCATGCACTCATGCCACTCTGATTTTACGTCATCCGAATGTACGTACCCAATGACGACGTTGTCACTTTTAGGTGACAGGCAGGGCATGTCAATACGTCTCTCCATTTTTCCTCCCATTTAATGCTGTGGCGGTACGGCAGGGAGGGACCGTACCGCCACAGCGGTTAAAATGCCGCCTACGCGAGTGCCGTAGCGGCAGCGACAGCATTCAATTGCAGCAGTCGGAAAGCGTTAGCGTCAGTGACGTCAGCACCAACACGCCAGAATGCGTACCAGCCAGCCTGTCCGGTCGGCCGACCATTACCGGTCGACTTCACCATCGGGTCGTACAGGACCGACATGCCGACCCGGTCAACCACAACGTACTGTTCGAAATCGCCCACCAAAAGGATATTGCCACCGGTGGTAACGGCGCTCTCCATTGTGGAGCATTCGAATCGCGGCTGACCCAATAGCTCATTGGGGACCGACATTCCGAGGTTTGTCCAGAAACCTCCACCACCGGAAGTGTCGAACTGGCGAACCTTATTGTAGATCTTTTTGTTACCGATCCATCGGGAGGCCGCAGCGTACCTAGCCGGAACGGCTTCCGACACCGAATACACATCACCGATCACGAACGCGTTCGTGGACGCAGCCGCGACAATCGATGCAGTCACAGCCGCAACAGCGGCTACCACACCGCGTGGCTTAGTGGCACCGGTGTTGCCCGTCGCGAAAGCGGCACCCTCAAGGCGCGCCTTCGCATCGGCCAACAGCGGCCCCAATTGGGTCGCAAACCCGGTATCCGCGAGTGCCTCATAGCTACCGAAGATCCACGCATCGGCCTTTTTTGGCGTGATCGACGGTTGTACAAATGTTGGCGACGCGTCAGCCGCTTCCGCGCCTTCGGCCGTCCATTCCGCCGTGACACCCGCAGAGGACACGCCATTCCATGAATCCGTGGCAATCTGGACAACCCGACTGATTGAACGAATCGGGTCCACGACACCAGCATTCGTGAGAATGATGGTTGGATCCAGTGTGAACGGAACCAGGTATCCGCCATTCGCGTCAGTAAGTGACAGTGCCGCGCGAAGCGCTTCCGGGTGGTACGTGCCACGGGATTCCACGTACGCACGGAACGCCTCATGGTATTCCGACGAACCCGTCATCAGCATGTGTCGTGCAATTAGCGGAGTCTGACGAGAATCGTCGCACTCCAACAGTCGTGTCAGGTGTTCACGTCCCGCATCGTCCACGTGACGCGGGGCCTGCTCAACCGCCGCCCGCGCGCGAGAAATCATGTCCCTGCCCGGGATCACTCCCGCGCGCAGCATCTCCGGACCCTCATACGGGTCCGTACGCCGCTGAACCTCCGGACCCCGGCCGAGATACGAGCCAGACCTTGCAGCGGTCTCCGTGTCGGCCTGACGGCCAGCGGCGGACCGCACAGCCTCCATTCGCGTCTCGTACTCGACCGCAGCCGCATGCTCGGCAGCGAACCCGTCGTACTCATCCAGCGCGGACTGAGACCGCGCCACCTGCTCTTCCGTCGGTTCCTCCGCACTGTCGAGCTCGACAAGCTCCGCGCGAATCCGGTCAATGTCGGCCTGAACGTCAGCCGCTCTACGCCTAGCCATTCCCCTACCTCAATCCTCTACGAGTCATTTCCGCGCGCAACCGCGCGCGCCGAATCGCCATCCTGCGTCCCGCCATGGCCGAATCGTCGACCGGCGTGACGTCGGGATCACCGTCTTCCGATGACTCGCCCGAACCTTCGACGAGGGTGGGCGACGCGAAACCCAACAGCCGCTCCATATCCGCCCGCTGGGCCTCGGTCAACTGTACATGCGCCAGAGCGCGTACAGCGAGGATAGTCGCATCGGCATACACCGGTTGCGGCGTCGGCCCGTAGTCGGTCAGGCCCAACTCTAGCCGTCGCACAGTAGGGGGTGGTTGGCTCTCGCGGCGCCGCCTCGGTGGCGCGTTCCGCGGATCAGAATTGAATATCCGCCCACGGAAACTCATACCAGCAATGTCGCCGTTAGTAATGGATTCGAGAACTGCGTCACCCAGCGCGGTACTGTTCATACGCCACGATGTTCGCAAACCGCGCCCATCCGGCCTCACGTCCAACGATCTGCCAATAGGGACGGAACCCATCATCTCCGGTGTTCCATACACTGATAGCCCATGGTTGTATAGCACCATCGGTGGCGGGTTACCCATAGACAGTGTCCGGTCGAACGCAGACCTATCGATAACCTCAATGTAATGCCCATTGGCATCATTGACTTCCACGGGAACATCGAATACAGCGGCGTAAGCGTCGACCGTTCGCCTGTCGCCACTATCGGACCGAATGGCGATATCCTCAACACTCCATGACCGGTTGAATTCCGGCCTGTACGGCGCAGTGTGCCTACTGGGCATCGCTTACCTCATTCGTTCCCGGTTCGAAAAGTTGAACGCTTACACGTCCGGAATGTTTCAATAGTGTCAAGTCGCCTGATGACACAGCGCTAATCACCGACTCTGGCGTATACCCTGCCGTGATTAGGGTGTTCACTGTCGCCGACTGTTGTTGCATTGTTGCCGCCGCTTCCTGTTCACCTTGTTGCAGTGCGGCAACATCCGTAACGTCATACCATAACTCGGCTCCGTCGGGAACAGTGGTTATTGTCGACAGTGAATCGCACATCGACCGCCACTCGGGGCGCATTGAAATATTAATAAACAATTGAGTGGCGGGAGTGTAGTTCATTTGAGTGATCGACTGAACGCCTTCACGCAAACCGGCAACAATGGCCGGAACGCCAGCGGCAACCGCCATGCGATTTTCGCCAGCGGCCTGAACTACCGCATGCATCTCATTCACGGGAGTGCCGATGACCTGAAAGTCGGCACCCTGATCGAATACCAGTACGCTACCGGCGTTGTCGGGTCCGCCGTGCCGCGCCATAATGGAATCACGCACAGCAATTTTCTGCGCAGACGTTAGCCTACGCTGATATTTAACGATGGAGCTAGGTGTAGCGCCACGCCGAAAATACGTATCCCTATATTTACTCATCGCCAAATCGGCATTTACCTCATGGAGAACTGGGGTTATCCATGACATGCCGCGCCAATTGGCTTCCGGGTCGGGGATTGGCGCCCAATGCGCCACCTCGTCTACCGTGTAATACTCGATGTCACGATCGGTATCAGCGATAGGATCGTAAACGTACCCGATAACCCTGCGGACGGAACGGCCGTACACATCACTCTGGACGGTCGATACGATCGTCACCCAATCGGGGCGCAATCGCTCAATCGTACCGTCACCAACATTGCGAATGTACGAGTTTCCGGCTATTCCAACATCGAGTTGCATCCTTGACAGTAGCGTTCCCGTTGTCGCCCCCGGCCATGGACGTTCAAGTATGGAAAGGTCCGGCGAACCGAACAGGCGCCTATCGGATAGTGAGCGATATTTAAATCTGGCCTCACTGAACAATGACATGCGCACACGCATCAAGCCAAAGACGATACTGTCGCCCTTAAAGGCGAGACTCGCATACTGGTCGTACGTGCCACTGGTGACACGTTCGGCATTTGGCTCCGCGTACAACGATACGATTTCAGTGAAATCGGTACCGCGGTCCGGCCTACCACCCGCGCGCGGCAACCGGGCGCCGACGGCAGGCCGGACCGCGGACGAACGCCACCGACCGGACCGCCCCACACTCATGCGCCAAACACTACGGGATCACCCTCATCCCGGGCGAGATGCAGCCTCTCCCAGTATGCCCACCGGGCAACAGTGGAGCCAACCACCGGCGTGATGTCCATCGTGGGGGACCTGCGCGCCCAGGCCCATGCACCACCGGGCATCGGGCGCGTCTCGGCAGACCGGATAGCGGCATCCAACTCTATCTGACCGCGATGAACCACCCTTCCCGTCGCGACCGCGTCGGCGAAAAGCCCACACGCGTCAACCAACTGCGCGAATGTCGGAATGGCTAGATCTCCATATTCGGGATCGTCGTCCTCTTGAGGCGGGAGGATGTCGTATTCGGCCAACCCCTTCTGTAGGGATCGACACGGCCCGGCTGCGTCAAACGCGATAGCTAGTGGATTGTGCTCGTATTTCAATTCGGCCACACGCTCGACGATCCACGAAATGTTGCCCTCGCGCCGATCTACTATCTCTACGTGCTCCCTGCCATCGGGCCTCACGCTGTAGGCGAGAATCGTACCCATCGTCCGTTTGGGTGATACGTCGAACCCGAAAACGATCACGTCGCCGGGGCCACTGTGAGGGTCGCACAGGTTGCCCCAATTGGACAGGTCGGCTTCGCTTTTCGTTTTT